AATCAAAGAATCGAAGATCTGAAGATCTTATACATCGAACTTGACACTTCAGTTTACTACAATAACACAATTTTTGATAATAAGAACGAATTGAAAGCAGAAGTTACCGCTTCTTTGGAAACTTATGGCAAATCTACAAATTTAAATAAGTTTGGAGGTAGATTTAAATATTCTGAAGCGCAAAATATCATTGATAGCACAAATAATTCAATTACATCCAATATTACAAAGGTAACAATTCGTAGAGATCTTAAAGTTCTTGTTGATACGACTGCTCAATATGAATTATGCTTCGGAAACCAATTCCATATCTTACCTGGAGGGGGAACAGTCAAATCTACGGGATTCACAATTGCAGGTGATCCTGAATTTGTATATTTGACCGATATCCCTAGAGGTGATGGTCAATTTGGAGATATTGCTATTTTCAAACCCGCAAAACTGGAAGGTGAATCTGCAGAGGTTGTTATCAAATCTGCAGGAACAGTAGATTACTTAAAAGGTGAAATTTTACTTAACGCCGTCACTATTACCTCTACAGTCAAAGGTGATAACATTGTTGAAGTGCAGGCATACCCAGAATCTAATGATGTTATCGGATTGAAAGATATTTACCTCAGTCTAGATCTATCAAATTCTGAGATAAATATCGTGAGAGACACGATTTCCTCTGGCCA